CAAAGCTACAACTGCACCAACAAGGTAACCGCCGAAGAACTATGCAACACACTAAACAGATTAATCGAATACCGAAACACCAGCACCAACATCGACACCAAATTAGACACTATCAGTAAACAAGTAATACAATTAAAACTATCAGTAAACATACTCAGCGAAGAAGTAGAACACTTAAAAGAAGTGATGAAATGAACATACAAATATCTGATAAAGAACAAAGCAGGATAAAATCCGCCCAAGAATACTACACCAACCAAGGCCACGAAGTAACAGTAGACAACCTTGAAATAGGAGACTACATCTTCGATGACAAGGTAGTATTTGAGTTTAAAACAATCGCAGATATGGTCTCAAGCATACAGGACAACCGAGTATTCAACGAAGCAATCAACCAAGCAGAAAACTACGACTACCACTACGTCATAATACAAGGAGACGAACACTCACGTGCCAAAGCATTAGCAATGTCACGTAACTACCGAGAAGTAACCTATTTCGGATACCTCGGAGCAATCGCATCATTAAACCGGTACACAACAGTCATCGAATCATACAGTCCATTCATCAATGAGGCATACTACCGAATGTTGATCACTGCCAAAAAATGTCTCCAAGACAAACCAATAGTCAAAAAATTCCCACGCAAAGACCGAAACCCAGCATTCAACTACCTATGCTACTGTGTATACGGAGTATCTGCAAAAAGAGCAAAAGACATAGTCTACACCTGCCACTTAAAAACAATGGAAGACCTATTCAACTTAACACACCAAGACCTCGTTAAAATAAACGGTATTGGGGATAATCTTGCAGACAAAATACTAATGAGCATAAGTGAGGACAGTTATGAAAGTTAACATAAAATACCCTAAAAGCAAATGTGCATACTGCGGTAAAGAATACACCAAAACCCATAACCGCCAAACATACTGCAGCGACAAATGCAGAAAACACGCAAGACAAGAAAAAAGACGCATCTATGATAGCCAATACTACTACCGAAACCGCAAAAGAATACACCAACGAAGAAAAGGCACACCAACAATAGGTCCCACTCCAAATCCAAATGTTGAAAGGGAAGCTGAGATAGTGCGTAAAGAAGTCGAACGAATAGGTCTACATATATTCTAAATGTTCGTACCTATTAATGAATATGACCAAAAATGATTAACCCAAAAAACTACCAGCACATAGACACAACATGTCCAGAATGCCGGAACCCTGAGATACTCTACGACCCCGAACATGAAATAACCTATTGCACACACTGCGGGTTAATCCTCAAAGACAATACAATCATATTCCCCATCAGTCGTGAAGAAATGAAAATCCAGTATAATGTCAATTTTATACGGGACCTATGGAAAAAAAGACTATAACTCTGCCTCGTAAAATATGTGAACATTTCGTCGAACTTTTAGTTTTTCAGTCAATTCAATTATTTCATCAAAAAAGTTTTTTCTTCATACAATCATAGTCTCCAAAATAAATTTTTTCCATTTGGTCCCGTTTAATAATCATTTTAGGCTGTAGAGAATACAGCAGAATAAACATAATTTTGGTTAGAATTCTATATCGAAAAAAAAAACATGTATTCTGATTTGGTGTTCAAAGTAATGGGCTGTCAAAGGCCCCTACAGCATTCCCATAATATAAAGGTGGTATACTACAATGGATAATAAAATAGGCAACATATCAACAATAATAAAATTCCTAAGCATGACAATCGCAGGTTGGATCATATCAACATTAGCTGCACAAGGCTATAAGTTAGGTATAGATGCCACAACATTAGCATCAGTTATAGGTGCATTCATCGGATTAATATTAGCATACATCGATGCGAAATACCCGAATACATTCGGATTCCTTGACAATGCTCCTAATCCTGTTGTTGATACTGAAGAAACAGTATTAAACCCAGAGTATGAGTGTGAAGCAGATGACCAATGAACAACCATTAACCTGCTTCCATGAAGAAGAATTCCAAACCCATGGCAGGAAAATCGCAGAACTCGAAACCAAAGCCGAATACAAAGAACGAATGATAAAAGACTTAAAAAAGGATATGAAAGACTTAAATGACAAAATGGATAAGTTAAGTGAAGATGTTAATGAAGCAATACGGAAAAGCATAACCGGAGACAATGATATAGACCGCAGAGTCACATCACTTGAAACCACACAGAAAACCCTAAAATGGGTAATCGCAATAGGATTAACCGCAATAGGAACCGCAACAACAGTATTAGCATTCATCATAACAATTATACATTAATTAATTAAAATTACATAAAATATAACATAGTTATACACGGTGGTAAAATGCCAATAAAAGAACTAAAAGAACCAATATGGGAAAAACAAGAAGGCGAAACCCCAAACCAATATTGCTACTTCTTAGAGTTCTTAGAATACCCTACATTCAACCTAAAAGACTTCCATACCCACCTATGCGAAAAGAGTAAAAAAGAGCAAAAGGGAGCAAAACCAGTTACATATAAAACAATTGGGAAATGGGCCGGTGAGAAGTGTAACAAGTGGCGAAGAAGAAAAGAAGCCAAGCGACAATGTGAGAAACAAGACCTAATGGAAACAATGGCCGAAATGGAAAAGAAACAACAAGCAAAAACATTCCAAGCCAAACAAGAGATAGAAGAAAAACTATTAGACAATATTATAACAGCAATTGAATTAGGCCAACCGCTTTCACAGATTAATCAAGGAGTACAAGCTCTCAAAACCTTAAACGAAGACAAACAACTAACACAAGAAAAACCAACTAATTATAATAAAACCGATATTGATGCCGAAACCAAAGTACAACACCAAGGAGTCAACGAATTAGTGGAGGCATTCTATGTTAGCAAAGCCGAATGGAATAAACGCAAACAACAATAATAAACTTGACTTAACCGGCTTCAGCGACAAAGCTTACAGTTTCATCTATGATAGTGATGCATTCATCAACATTGCACATGGTAGTGTAAGGAGTGGTAAGACAATAGCTGCCACATTCCGATTCTTAATTTTTATCCTGGAGTCAGATTATTATGAGTTTATGATAAGTGGTAAGACCAGGGACACTATAGAGCGTAATGTTATACGGGACCTTATCCGTATGATAGATGGTCGCATCTATTACAAGTACCGAAAGTTCGATAACTATATCGAGATAGCAGATAAGAAAGTATGGTTAATCGGATTCAGTGATGAAGGAGCCACCGAAAAGGTTCGTGGTATGACTGTTGGTGGATGGTATGCAGATGAACTAACATCAGCGTCAAAGAGTACTGTTGAGATGGCTATTACTCGTTGTAGTGTTGATGGTGCACAGATGTTCTGGACAATGAACCCAGAGTCACCATACCACTTCATCTACACCGACTACATAACCAACCAGGAACTATTAGACAGTGGCACAGTCAAAGTATGGCATTTCACATTAGAAGACAATCATTACTTAAGCAAAAGATACATTGAAGAATTAAAAAGAGTCAACAGGAAAAGCCAAGTCAACTACAAAAGAAACATACTCGGCGAATGGGTCATAGCTGAAGGAGCAATCTATGACATGTTCGATGAAACCCGACATGTTTTCAATGATGATCCAAATGTGGATGAGATTAATATCTGCTGCGACTATGGTGTATCAACAGTAACAACATTTGGTGTGATGGGTATTAAGAAAGACCTGAAGAACGGTAACTCCTATTATTTACTTGATGAAACCTATTATGACGCCACAGTCAAAGGAGTGGCCCAAAGTGATAGTGAACGTGTAGATGACCTTGTACAATTACAAAACAAATGGCAACTCGGCAAACAAAATACAATCTACCTACCACACGACGCAGCATCACTGAAAGCAGAATGCCGAAAAGACCCAAGACTCCAAATGAAAATCAGAACCTACGCACCAGACACATTCAGAGACATCAACATTATACAAGACTTATTCAATAACAACCAATTCCACATCCACCAATCCTGCAAAAACAGTATTGCCCAAGCACAAACCTACAGCTGGGACGTGAAAGCACAACAAAGAGGCGAGGACAAACCAATGAAAATAAACGACCATTGTTGTGACATGTGGAGAGGCGGAATCATGGGTCCTCGTCGCAAAAGATTAAAAGTAAACGTGTGATAATTTATGAGTAAAAAAAGTGATTCATTCATAGTAACTGTGGATAAAAACGAGAATGTGCATGTACTTGATACTTTAGAAGTCGCTAAGCATGCAATGAAAGCGGAAGTTGATTACGACGGGTCAAAGCAAGTGGTTGATGAGACATTGACTCATGGGATTACAGTTTTGAATCCTAAGTATGACCCTTATGATTTGGTCCAGTTATTAGACCTTTACACTTATCATGCCAGTTGTGTGGATGCTGTTGCAGTGGATACTACTGGTGTGGATTATACTTTGAAACCGGTTGAAGGTTTAGAACCTGTTGATGCGGAAAAAGAAAGGTTCCTAACTGTACTTGAGAATTGTAGTCCAAGCATTAACACTCATTTACAACGAATGGTTTATGACCGTCGTGCAATCGGTTATGGTGCAATGGAAATAATCCGTGAAACCACCAGCGAATCCGATATTACCAAACTTAAACATATCCCAGGACATACACTCAGAAGACACTCAGATTTGAAACGGGTAGTGCACATAACCCCTGGTGGTAAAAGAGTATGGTTCGTAATCTATGGTAAAAACTATGACAAAGAAGGAAACAAAGTAGATGTTCATGCAGACACCGGAGCATTCCATCCATACAATAGTCTTGCTCCGCATGAAAGAGCCAACGAATTATTATGGACAATGGAATACGCACCAGGCACAGACTACTACGGAAGACCACCAATCGTATCCGCATTAGGCAGTATTAAAGGTGATTTATCCGCAGTCAAATATAATAACAGTTTCTTTGAGAATTATGGAATGCCAAAATTCGCAATTACAATAACTGGAAACTTCGCTGAATATGAAGTTGACCCTGACGACCCAGAGTATGATCCAACTCAAACATTAAAATACAAGATAAGCCAACAGATAAGAGAAGTCATCAAGAATCCGCATAGTGCAATCTGTATTACCATTCCATCAGAGGATGAAGAGGGTAAAGTGGATGTTAACATACAACCATTAAGTGTACAGACTGAGGAAGGACACTTCAGAATGTACCGTAAAGATACACGTGACGAAGTAATCCATTGCCACCATGTTGACCCATCAAGATTAGGAATATATGATGCCGGTAACTTAAACGGTAGTAATAGTGACAATACAAGAATCGCATACAAATACGGTACTGTAGCACCAATCAAAAGTGAAGTCGAAGCATTAGTAAACCTAATCGCTGAAGAACTTGACGTTACTACTTGGAAGTTCACTATCGAAGATGTTGCACCTATCGATTACACTAAAGACTTAGCATTAGCAGAATTCCTATTTGCACGTGGAGCAATGACCCCAAGAGAACTGATTGATAACTTCGGCAGTAAATTCGGATTAACCGCACCGGAAGATGACCCATTCATGAATGAATACTACATCAACAATGTTCCTGTAAAACAAGTATGGGATACTGTGGAAAACAATCCTAAGTTCAATGAAGATAACTCAATCCTTACTGATTTGGAAACTAAATTATGGAGTAATATAGATGACAGTCCAAAGCAGGAAGAAGAGATTAGCGAACAACTTGACTAACTTAATCAATACTCGATTGGAAGAACAGTTAAAACAAAACCTGCAAGGGTTCTTCCAAGTATTGATGAATAAAACATTAGTTGCTTTTGATGAATACTACAATCCAACCCTATTACTACAAGGCCATATAGACTTAATACTCGCACCAATACACGAAGCACATCAAGAGTATTACGAATTATTGATGAAGGCTAATAGGGAAATGTTCCATCGTGGCGAAACACATGCAGAACGATTAGTCCATAACATCCAACAAAAATACTCAATGAAAGCAGCAAAACCAGTACAATTCCTACATGATAACGATAACAAGTATGAGCAACATTTCGGGACATTACCATTCACTGAAGACCATCTTGAAACCTACACATTCACCGCATCGGAAAAGACAATGAGCCGTGTGGATGAGGAAATCAATCAGATATTAACTACTGGTTATCGTGAAGGATGGGGAGTCAAGGACGTACGTAATCGTATAATGGAACGATACCAGGAATTCCAAGGGTGGGAAGCTAATCGGATAGCACGAACTGAAATGCAAACTGCTCATAACATGGGAGTGATGAACCAATATCAAGAGATGGGTGTTAAGTATAAGGAATGGCGTAGTGCTCATGATAAAAGAGTGCGTGGAAATCGTAAAAGCGACAGAGCCAATCATATCATAATGGATGGTGAAATAGCACCATTAGACCAACCATTCAGTAACGGTTTAATGTTTCCTGGTGATAAAACTGGACGGATTGAGGAATGGATTAATTGTCGTTGTAGTGCTATGCCTTATTTGATGAGTCCTGGAACAATGGCTCCGATTGGACAATCACAGTTCCGTGCTGCTGATGTTGTGAGTACAAGTGAACCGAATTATGGTAAACTTTTGCAGAAAGAGACTGGCGGTGCTTTAAACTGGCAACAGTATAAGCAGATATTGCATGGTAAACCTTTAGAACAAGTGTTAACTGGTGTAACTGTTGCAGAAGCTAAACAACAACAGAAAGAAGAACCTAAACCTAAACCAGTAGAGAATGCACCATATCAATTAAACAATCGTGAGAATAGTTACAGTAAAGTAACAATATCTAATGAAGCATTTGAAAAAGTATTGGTTTATAAAAAGAAAAGAGCAAATGCTAAAATCGAATGGGGTAACCTTATTGATTTAGAGAATGGTTCATTAACTCATGATAAAGATATTAAAGGTTCAAAAAGTGGAGTTGTAGTTAGAAGACCCCCAACCAATAACGATTTCGGTTTGTTGCATAATCACCCAATCAATGGAGGATTTAGCGGAGCAGACATGTTTAACCAAATGACTTATCAAAATCAAACAGCATGTTTTGCTACCACAAAAGATGGGTTATGGATTGCAAGAGATACAGAATTCGGTACCTTTTCAAAATCAAATGGTGGAATAGTGGGGAGTGTTGCTTCTGAAATAAGAAGCAAAATGAATTCTAAATCAAGAGAGATAAGCCGAGAAATCTACGAAAGGAAATACAAAGACAGAATGCAAAATGCCAAAACTCGTAAAGAGTACAATGCAATCAAAGAAGAGTATACGAATGACCCCGAATATCTTGGCCAATATAATGATTGGCTTTTAGATGAATTTGGAGTAGGTAAAAGAAGAGACAATTATTTTGAGATTGAATTCATACCGAATGAGGTGTTAGATAATGTCCAATTCTGAAGATGATTACATTGTAATTGATGACAGTGAGTTATTTGAAATTCCTGAAGAGATTGAAATGGAATTCCAAAAGAAACTCAAAGAACTAAACTGATTTTCTAATTGTTCGTACCTATATATGAAGATGCCATACTAATCATATCTCCCTATGTGTATCTTCACTTATGTTATTCTTATGTATATTAACAAATTAAATGATGGCACCATAGAACTCACCGCTCCAGTAATGATACCCGGAGCAAAAGACTGTGATTGGGTCAATGGCGAGCCACCATTAACCAAAGAACAAATAAGCCAGTTCGCAAAGTCATATGAAAAATACCAATTCATAGACCACGAACACGGACTAACCAGAAACGGGAACAAAATAGGAGTTCCTGTAAACTCATTCTTACTAACTGATGACACAACCATGAACACACTTGATGGATCCAAAACCTATCCAAGCGGTACATGGATGATGACATCTCACTTGACCGATGAAGCTGCAATTAAGAATGCACTCGGTGGAGGTTATACTGGGTATAGTGTTAGTGTATTCAGTAAGGATAGAGCCGACCAATATTTGGCGGCCTTGAAAACTGATAAAGATACACCATTACCAGTTGCATGTAAAACCATCAACAGTGGTGGAACCGCACTAATCAAAGACATCAATGACCCAGTCGTACTAAGTGTAAGTTTAGTAAAAAGTCCATGTTTGCATGACAGTAAGTTTTGCGAATTAGATGGTGATATAATGACAGATGAAGTAAAATCAATGAAATCTAAAATACTCGATGCAATGGGCATGTCAGAGCAAGCTGAAGTGGAAGCATTGA